TGATGCACTGCCTAGACCGAAGTCTGGTGACGTTCCATATAACTTTGAAGCTGACATCCCTCCCGTCTATCACGGTACTCCAGAGGCACCGAAGGTTGATGAGAACGGCATCGAGTACAAGGAACGTCCGAAGGAAGAACCGAAGAAGGAAGCTCCGAAGGGTGGTGCCAAGCCACCGAAGACCTCTGCACCGGCCACTTCTTATACGGAGAAGTACGTACCCGATTCACAGACTGAAAGCGCAAGCACCGAAGCACCTGTAAATCCTACCGCAGACTGGTTTGGCGGTAGCGGCACTGGTCCGTCCGATGTGGAACAAGCACCGGAAACAGACCCGCACCGCTCGCTCCTTCAAGCTATGATGGGTTGGGACGATGTACCTTACGGCAAGAAGTGGAACCACTACCTGCAACACGGACTCGTGGGAGTTTCCAAGGAAAATGTGGACAACGTAACCAAGATGGCAAGTCTCGAAAATCAGGGTGGACTCGCCGGTGCGGGTGCTACCTACGGGCAGGAACTCCGAGCGCGCGAGACCAAGCGCAGGACACTGATGAACCAGTGGGACAAGCTACTTGCCGACTGGAACGCCGGTCGTTACACTGGTGACGAACAGACTCTCAACTGGTTCTACAATGTGGCGAACAACCTCCGCGAGGAAATCGCAGCGGAAGGTATCAACCCGAACACTCTTCGACCGCCTAGTATCAATGCCGGTGGCTTCGCACAGGGCTTCCAGAAGACACTTGCCGACGACCGCGAGAAACTCGACTGGCTCGGTGGATGGCTCGAAGGAATCCAGAAGCACGCCGCCGAAAATCCGAACTGGCTCAACAGCATCGAGGCACAGGCCGAGTTCGATAAGCTGTCAGAATATGTCGTTATCAACTGGGCCCAGAGCAAGGGTGCTATTGCCGATGCCGAAAAGGTACGTGCGCAGGTGGAAACTATGCCACAGGCCGACCGTCAAGTGTTCGACACGTTTATGAAGACATTTTTCAATGCGAACGCTATGGCACAGGTTATGGCACTCGCGGAGAAGGGTGACTACAGTGCGATGCAGACTGTCGATTCTATGTACAAGCTGATGGGTATGGCGAACAACCACGAGGCTATGAGCGAACGTGACGAACTCACAAACCGTGCAGTCCCGAACACAAAGGTGCAATCCATTATGGATGCGGCAGTTCTCGCCTACCTCACACTCCTCAAGAATCAGGAGAACATCCCTCTTGATGTGGCGGCGGCAGTGAGCTCCTACAAGAACGCAAGGGACTCCTACCTTGAGTACACGATGCAGAACGCAAACGTTGACCGTCAGGCAGTCTGGAATATGGCTATGGACCAGTTGCAGATGTATCAGGACAAGTACAACGGAAAGGTCGGAAAGCTCGGACTCAATTTTGGTTGGGGCTACCAGCCGAAGCGTGTGGACCGTAGGTTCGGTGACCACCTGCGCAAGTGGCAGGATGCCGACCAGACAGCGGAAGTGATGCGTGACGCAAGACTCGGTATCGGTGATATGCCTAAACGTAGATACGATAACATACCGCTTGGTAACGGTGGCCGTGGCGGTGGAGCAGTGAGGTAATTATGGCTGACCCGTTTGGAACATTTAGAACTGACGAATATCGTAGGGACGTACCCTACTCCGAACAGAAGTCTCCGAGGGGAACCAGCAGGAAACCCGATGCACTTGACATATACGGAAACGTAGTCAAGCCAGGTAGTCGCTGGTTCACTATACCGAAGACGGAAGAAGAACTGCTGGCAGACCATCCGTGGGTGGACGAACTCGCCGACCTTATGGTACAGGGCAGACTCGGAATCTATGACACGGAAAAGGAAGGCGAAGGCGACAAGGCTCAAGGCTTTATCTACAAGAAGGAACCGAAGCCGTTACCTACAAACGAACTGTTCAAGGTGTACAGGGACCCGAACGATGGCACTTACTGGGCAGAACCTACCGCCGAAGGAGTGACATACTATCAAGCAAATCCGCAAATGCTAAACGACATAAAGGAGTCCTTTGAACGGGACCTCAATACTCCGCAGATGCAGCAGTCGCTTCGTCGTGGCAAGCGTGAAGAAGCTGGAGAAGGTGAAAGCTGGTATCGTACTACGAACGAACTGTCTGACGCTATCACTAACAGTCAGAATGGTATCGGCCAGCAGTACGAGAAGGCATTGTCGTCTTTGCTCCAGCGAAAGTTCCTGAAGGAAATGGAACAGGACTTGGGCTCTGGAAACCCGAAGCATATCAATGCACTCAAGAACCGACTTATGCCTGACTGGGACTACGAGAAGGGTATGCCTACTTACGAGGACTTCGTAAAGACGCAGATTGCTCGCGACGAAGACAACAACCCGCTCACTCTTCGGGAGTTCGAGCGACCCGACATTATCACGAGTAGTGTTACCAATGCTGTCGCTCCCGCTATGAGTGCCGTCGGCTGGGACCCAGAACTCAAGTACAAGACTGGCCGTGGTGAAATGGTCGGTCGTGGACTGTTTGACACTGTTATGCTCGGTCTGCCGTTCGCCACCGTACCCAGAGCCGCAAGTACAGGTGCCCGTATTGGCGGTGACTTTGCATCGAAGATGGGCGGTCGTATGGCTCCGAACATTCTCAAGTCTACCGGTGAAAAGGCCGGTGCGTGGCTCGGTGGTGGACTTGCTGGGTTGGGCCAGTACGGACTCGAACGTGTTGGGAACCAAGCCTTTGACTGGCGTACCGGTAAGGGTACTGACGAATATCCGCTGTCACTCGCCGACGCAGGTGCAGCGATGGTGTTCGGTGGCGTAGCTGGTAGACCGTATCGTAGTTACGTTCCGTATGGTAGGGGACTCCGGACGAAGATAGACCCTATCAACCCCAGCACAGTCACACGTGGCGACATAGCCGATATGAGAACTGCGATTGCTGATGCCGGACGTGGCAAGAAGTCTGGTACTGGTCGTGTGAGCAAGGACGCGACAACACGCAACTACCGGACGATGGAATACCAGCGTTACCAGAACAAGTACCCGAACGAGGCTATGGTGGTTAACTATCCAGACCTCCCCAGAAAGGGCGAGACAAAGGATTTGTACTTCAAGAACAGGCCTAGGTTCGACGGGTGGACTATGGAACAGAAGAACGACCTCTGGAAAGCTATAAACTCGAAAGACCCAGAGATTCGCGGACTGTTCAAGCAAGGCGAGACTATCTATGATTCCGATCAGTTCAGGGCGAACAAGTCCGTGTGGAACGGACAGAAGCTCTACAAGAACGAAGTCCCGATGAAGAACTCTGGACTTGCGCATCTGTACGATGAACCAGAAGTTCGCTTCGGTACTGGTTCTGCGGAAGAAGGTACTTTCAGTCCAGAATTTGCTGACCAGAGAAAGGCCAGAAAGAAAGCGGACAAGACTTCTCACCGTCGGTATAGCCACAACCTCGTTACGGAGAAGGGTGAAGCCGAAGCCAGAGAGAAGGCAGTCAAGGGAAAGGTACGTCCGACACTGCAAGCCGTCGGTGGTGCTATCCATAACATCATCCCGTGGTCAAATACTCTGTTCGGCACTGTGCCTTACAGCTATGAACCTGAAACAAAGGAAGAAGAATAATGGCAAAGTCTATCTCTATTTGCGATACCCACAGGCTCCCGTATTTCAACGGGACTCTCACCGCGTACAAGATTGGGACCACGACTCCCATCAAGTTCAAGCACGGCCACGACGGAACTCCGCAGTACGATACCCTGAAGACTAATGCACGTGGTTACATCTGCGACATTGACGGCACTATCCTCAACAGGGGAATCTTTGTCGCCGAAGACGCACTAATCACGCTATCACTCGGCGACGGTACTTCTATCCAATGGGAAGTGTGCGCTGACAGTGACGTTGTTATCGGTGCTGGAAGACTGCTCGGCACGCGCACCAAGGACTCCGCAGACACGGACCTTGTTGAAAAGTGGAATGCCAACAGTCAGGATAACTACGTTCTCGACTACGATGACCTCATCCACAAGCCGAGAATAAACGAGTGGATGGAAGTCGAACAAATTGTCACTCTGGAAGCGAACGCCGCAAGTGCTCAAGGCGATATTGTCGAAGTGAACAAGTACGCGAAGACTATGAGTGTGCAGCCTGGGGACGTACACCCTGACGGATGGTCATATCTTGGTGGCACGTGGGTATGCACTGACCCAGCCAAGGCTAACGGTAACTGGTCGTTACGGATAACACCGGCGACTGACCGAGTTGCACAGGTCGTGTTCGTCCGCAACCTCACACCTTGGAGGCTCGCCATCAAGGACAGAACTGGCAATATCCTTATGGTACTCGATGCCTACGAAGGGATAGGCTACGCAAAGCCAGTAGTACTCTATGGCAACGATACTGATCCGCAGTTCAAGGTCGGGCTTGATGAAGACAGACTCGGATATGCGCATATTGTGCAGTTCAAGAGTGGGACCATCAACAATATGGCGTACCCGCTAAAATTGAACGACTACACTCCGAACGTGCTCTTTGTGCAGTTCACGACCGATTACAGCGGCGACTCCAAGAAGCTCTACCTCAAGACAGAAGTAGTGAAGAGCAGAAGACTTGTACTCTGGGTCCAGAACTGGAACAACACGTCAGTAGAAGTGCATTGTGTAAATGACGGGAACGACGTACTGGTCGGCATCATCGAGAACTACACGACTAGGGAAATCATCGTGAACTCCAATGGCGTAGTCCCGCTTGACGCGTTCTTGCCGATTGTAAGTGCCAACACTAGACAGGAAGAACCGGCAAGTACCGACGTATCTCCGTTGGCTACGGTCAAGCCTGAAACCGATACGCTGATTCTGGTGTCCACCAATGGCTACACTATCAACTTGGACGGCTACACAAAGAAGACACTCTTTGTCTACATCACGAACACCGACAGTTCTGCACACTCCCTTGTCGTGAACGTGGATAACCAGTTCAAGAAACAAGTAACCGTGGCCGTGAGCAATGTTCCACAGAAGTTCGGTATCTTGAAGAACGGAAATGACATCCTCGTCGTAGCCGAACACTCGTAGGTAGTATGACACAAAAAGATATAGAGCTCGAAATGTGCAAAGGGAACTTTATGTTTTTCGTAGGGTTCATCTTTGCGCACTTGTATAAAAAGAACTTCATCTGGTACGCCTTCCATAAGCAGTTGGCGCAGATACTTCTAGACTTGCCGAACACGAAGCGAGTCATAGTAAATGCGCCACCGCGTATCGGCAAGACTGACCTGACGAAAGCCTACATCGCGTGGAGGTTCCTGCTCGATCCGTCATCCACGGTTATCTACTGTTCATACGATGAAGCACTGGTGGCCCGCAAGAACCGTGAAATCAAGGAAATCCTCGTCTGGCTATCCAAGTACTTCGACTTACCAGACCTGAAACCGCTGACACAGGCGAACGGCAAGAAGGAATGGACGAACAGGGCTGGCGGTATGATTCTTGCAAGAGGAACGAACTCTAACGTTACGGGTAGTGGCTGTAACACACTGCTCGTATGCGACGACCCGAACAAGCCTCAAGACCGAATCAGTCCGACCATCCTCTCGCGTCGCTGGCAAGTGTTCAAGTCCACCATCCGTAACCGTATCGACTTGCCGGAAGTACCTATCCTCGTTATCCAGCAACGCGTGGCCAGTCAAGACCTGACCGGTTGCCTACTCGCCGATACCGAGGAACACTGGGTACACTACAAGTTCTCTGCCATCCGTGAAGACGGCGAGAGTATCTGCCCAGAGCGACTGCCCGTTTCAGAAATCGAGAAGTACAAGTCCGACCCGTTCACCTATAATGCCCAGTACCTGCAAGTACCGCTGGACGACGTAGGCAAGATGTTCAAGAAGGACCAGCTCGTGTTCTCGCTCACCAGACCTGCGACTACCGCTATGCGACTGGTAATCAGCGTAGACGCGGCTGGCAAGGGTGACATCGGAAACGACTTCAACGCCATCGCAGTATGTGGACGTATCGGACCGAAGTACTATGTTCTCGAAGTACAGAACTTCCACGCGGACATTACGCTACTCATCCAGAGAATCAAGGAAGTGCGCAAGCGTTGGGGCAACACCACGCCGGTGCTAATCGAGAACAAGTCCAATGGGCTCGCGGCCATCCAGCTACTGCGTAAGGAAATGAGCGGTATTCTGGAAGCAACTCCGACAAAGGACAAGGTGGAACGAGCCATCGTGGTCAAGTACCTGTTCGACGCGGGGGACGTTTCGTTCTCGACGCACGGACTCGTCTGGGGTGAAATCCAGTCACAGTTCACGCAATTCCCTCACGGCAAGCACGACGACATCGTTGACTCCGTTGTGCAGGGGCTGACGTGGCTAATCAAGCTTCCAGACCAAAGAAAAGTTGCTAATGTTAATGCTAATCTAACTAGACCTCAATATGGGAGACCGAAGTATGCAGGTAGTGGATATTGTCAATAGGGCCGCAATGCAGTCTGGAGCGGTCCCATCGTTCAACCCAGACGAAGTACCGGAAGACATCCAGCAACGCGGAGCTGACATACTCCGTCACGAGCTGATTCCCTCCATAAATTGCGACAGGGCTCTGGACATAACGGAAGTCGTGCACCATGCAATTCCGTCACGTGGAGTCGTTGACCTCGCCACAACACCCCTGAACTATCCGAGAGAAATCTACGGAACTGTACCACTCACTTCTGGAGAACTGATGCAAGTGAGTACGCTGACCTATATGGGAACAGATGTGGAAGTCCGTAGGAACCTAGCCCAGTTACTCTACAATATGGGACTTATCACAGACCTCACAGGCTCGCCGACGCCGTTCAACCTTCCGTTGAGCGACAAGTGGCCTTGCGACCAGTTCGGAAACCCGAGGGATATTGCCATCTGGAGCGAAGACCACAAGCTGATTGAGGTTGAACACGAAAACCAATTAATTGCTTCGTCGTCGTGGATAAACACGACTTACAACGTGCCGTTCGCTCCGATGCGGGTGGACGAGGTTTACCGTGCCTCCGACGGTGCACCGCTGGCATACGTCCACGCCGGTGAGTTTGTCTCCAACGAGTTCCGCTATGCCCAGCTCGTGTTCACTGTTGAAGACTATCCAGAGAAAATGCGCATCCGTTTCCCACAGAACTTCGGTGGCGGGGAAGCGCTCATCATCCTGCCGGTGCCTATCAAGATTGTAAACAGCTATGAGGAACCGAACCCGTGGCAGGGAACTATTGTCGCACCCGAAAAGTTCCGTGGGTATCTAATTGCGAAGCTCTCCTATCGACTCGCGGTCGAATACGGAATCGCCACTGCCGACGCTATGAAGCAACTCGCCGCAGAAGCTTACCAGTATCTGCTCAAGAACCCATCCAAGCACGAACACCCGCAGGACATTTCACGCAAGATGTTCAGCTACTTGCAACGCGGTCGTGGCTGGAGAGCTGGCGCCAACGGCAACGGATATGTGGGAGGCTTCAATGGGTAAGTTCAATGGTATCGTCGAGTATCACGACGGCATCGCGGTCAGCGAGTATATGAATATGCTCCCGATGGGCGAGATATGCCTCGACCGAGTGGGCGACAAGCTCAAGCTGAAGCTCCCGAGCACTTTCCAAAAGAAGTTCCGTGGGTGTTTCAAGGACTCCGAAGACAACATTTACATCGTTGCCGGTCAGACATTGTACAGAAGTGCACTCGGCACGGATGGGCAGTATGGTACACTTGCCCCGATGCAGTGCTGGAAGAACGGGGCACAGACGGAACTCGTCTTACGTACTGGCGGTAACGTATCCTTCTGCGAATCCAGTATCAAGCCGACAATCGTGTTCCTCTGTGACGGCGCCTACATCTATATGTGGAACACGACGAGCGGTACTGGTAGCAGGGCTCCGTATATCGTGAACGGCGAGTATCTGCCTGGAATGGAAATCGTGAACTACGGCTCGGTACAACCGAACGTTCTCGACTACATCGACAACGATGCCAGCAATCTGATAGAGGTCGGTAGCGACGGAATCTCCCACGCGGCCAGTATCTGCTGGTTCGACAACAAGCTCGTTATGCGGGCCAGTGAACGCAATACCGTCTGGATAAGCAAGACTGACCCCGGCCAGTTCTATCGCGATACCGGTATCAACGAGAACCCGACTGACCCGACGGATGGCTTCCCGTTGTGGAACTCTTGGTACTCATCGACGAACAGTGCAGACAAACTTGTAGACATAGCGAGCTTCCGTGGACAGCTATTTTTCATCAATACACACTCTATCGAAGTGTGGGGAAGGACTGGAAACGAAGATAGTCCTATACAAAGTAATACAACTCAAGTCATCCATTTCGGTGGGCGCAGTCCTATTATCATTCAGGACACTCTATTCCTTATCTGCCGTGACGCGAGCGGTCACGAAGGCGTTGGAGCTTTTACCAACACGTTCCAGAAAATCAGCACTCCAGAAATAGAGAGGCGCCTCGGTACTCCTCTCGACTTGCAGTTGATTTCTCAACGCCACGAGAATTACCTGTACGTAAGAACGAGCGACTCCGCTGGGTTCCTGTTCCGTGAGGGCAGATGGTCTAGCTGGAAGTCCCCGCGTGACGAGGAGAACCCTGTCGTGTGCACTATCTACGGAGACCTGTGTGCAAGTCTCTATGGCGACATACTGGAATTTGACGAGGAGTCTAGACTGACGAACGGTGGCAAGCCTATCGTCAGGTACATCCGAGACGGCTTCGAGCAGTTCCAGAAGCGGGTTATCTTCCGCAGGGTAGAGTGCATTATGGATACCGGCCGGTATGGTGACGAAGGTCCAGATGCTGGATACGGGGATGAAGTCTATGTGGCATTGTCCACGAACCGAGGACTGAACTTTGGGCAACCGCATTTCAGGAAACTCGGACCGGCAGGTTATAACAACAAGGTAATCGAGTGGCGCAACTTGGGTAGCGGAAACTCAATTCTGCTTGAAATAGGGACGACTGCCCTAAACAAATTACAGATTTATGCCCTAAAAATTGATGCCCAATAAATCAACATAGACGGCCTCCGTGGGCCGTTTTTCTTTTGTGGCATATAAATAGACGTCCACGCAAAAAGACGGCCTAAAACGCCCGTTTACGTGCCATATTTAACGAATAATTTTCAACGAAGAATGTAGATTTTCCAATTTGAAAAAATCTACTATATGGATGCCGAAAACATCGGCAACACGAAAAACACTTAACAAGGACTGCGAATGAAACTCGCCTTCTTCGATATTGAAACTTTCAACGAGTTGTTCTGCTGTTGCGGGATAACTTATGACTCCGAAACCCACAAGGAACTCGACCGATTCTGTGTCCGAAGTGCAGACAACGGAACCATCGACGAGTGTGCTATGCACCAGATTTGTGAGTATTTCGCCAGCGCGGACTACATCATCAGCTATAACGGCTCACGCTTCGACTTGCCCGTCCTTGCGAAGATGAAGTCCGACATCAAGCGTATGTGCTACACGACAAGCAACTTCGTCTACGAAGACGGTCAGGCACTCATCAGCTACGATGACAACCGTAACCCGATGACGAGGAACTTCTATCAGGTCGCGGAATGGAACGAACACCACTTCGACGTTCTCAACAACTGCACTCTGGGTAAGAGCCTGAAGCAGTGGGAAATGTACCTTAACCTTCCCATCAGGGAGCTTCCGTACCAGCCGAATGACCATCTTACTCCGCAGATGAAGGACGAAATCGTGGAATACTGCTTCCACGACTGCTGGGCCCTTTCCGAAGTCTATTGGCGTTTTGCCAGTGGCGAACAGAAGACGAAATACCACACTCTCCCTGCCCGTAAGGCCATCCTCGAACACGAATGGCCGAGCAACCTCAAGTTCAAGTTTGACCGTACCGCACAGGCGGTAGCTGCTGGCATCATCTACCAGACTAACGTGCCCATCCCTCCGAAGTCCACGAACCCGCTCGACCTGTTCGACCTTGACGAGTTCGACGTGCCGAAGGAAGTGAAGGACATCATCAGGCTTCTGGTCACTACCGTAGCTGTCACTGAAACACAGAAGAAACTGCTCGCCGAGAAGTGCGTGTACAACGGCATCCAGTTCGGCAAGGGTGGCTGTCACTTCATCCGTGAAGGCGAACAGAATGGCCTTTACTGCTTCGACGTGCAGTCGGAATATCCCCGTATCATCAACCACTGGGGACTGCTCAAGACGCCACAGGCTCTTGAACGCTGGAGCGAAATGATGAAACGTCGCTTCGCAATCAAGGGACTCAAGGGGACGCCCGAGTACAAGCCCGACCTTGACCTCGGTTACAAGATTCTGGTGCTGAACGCATTGAGCGGTGGCTTCCGTATCAGGTCTGGAACGTCCGTAGCCTATGACCCTGCCGTCGGTGAGGCTATGTGCTACATCGGTCAGCTCGTCGTTACGGAATTGGCGCTGGCCTGTCCGAACTGGGAAGACGTGGTTGAAATCAATACCGACTCCGTATTTGTCAAGGGCGAACACAATGCCGAAGTCCTCCGCAAGAAGGCCGAACAGATGCTCCAGAAGTACGATATGCTGTTCGAGGAAGAGTTCATCGAACGTGCCTACTTCCGCGACGTGAACAACTACGGAGTGTTTGACAAGGACGGTAAACTGCTTGACGGTCGTGGGCTTGACTATTCCGATGCCATCAACAAGAACCACGAGAAGGCGGTAGTCTACGAACTGTTCGACAACCTCCTCCGTCCCGAACTTCATCTGGACTGGAGCAAGTACGAATGGACCGACTTCATCTACAAGTGGCACAAGGCATCCTCCAGCAAGTATGCCGCTTTCAATGGTGTTCCGTTCGAGCACAAGAACTACTACTTCCTCTGGACTACCCGTGAGTGTCCGAACGCAGGGACCATCCAGTTCACGAACACGCTGATGGACACTCGCAACGGAAGCATCAAGAGCCGTTATGGCATCTATGCCTTCGACATCAAGGACTTGGAACCGTACAAGCAGTACATCGACTACACGCAGTACCAGAGAGACCTTGATGAAAACTTCTGGAACTGGGGTCGTAAGGACCACATCCGCACTTTCCTTGGAGACACCAAGACACGCAGGGCTAAAGGAATCAAGACTCCGAAAACCTTGAGTGAACTGTCGAAAGTCTTGTTCCCTTGGACGGAGCGAATCAATGACAAATAACAGACTCCAGAAAGTCCTGACGATATTGTCGCAGTTTCCGAAGAAGTCGCAGACTGTGGTGATGAACGTCGTGGACTTTGACAAGATGTCCCCCAGCGAGAACTACAAGAAAATCGTGGAGACTATGATAGCAGTATGCAAGAACGCAACCCAGCGCGAAATCTTGACTGTCTATCTGGATATGAACCCGTCCGATAGCGAAGTGCTTGAGGCGTTCCGTGGAAAGGAAGCCGAGGCTCTCTCTCCGTTGTTCTTCAACGAGGATCAGATAGACTTTATCCAGCAGAACGTGTACCGCAACCGTGACGGCGACTTCCGTCTTATCCCGAAGCTCCGCAACTGTTCAGCGGAGGCTATGCCCTTGGAAGGACTCAAGGCCGACGATGATATTATCAGTGCACGTTTGAGCATTACCAGAGTTTCGCCGAACGGAAGCGAACAGACTTTCGACGGACTTAAAGAACTCCGTAAGCAACCCTATGACGGTCCGTATGACGGAGTGTTCTCCAAGCTGGCACCGAACTTGAGGCGCATCAAGATTATATCCAGCTTCGCGAAGGACGAGCCACACGGGTTCTTCACTCGTGACGGCCAAATGTACCGCAACGTATGCTCACAAATGACCGCTCTCAACAAGGAGTACGTCAACGAGAAGTCATTGCGTCGTGCTATGTTCCTTATGTTCCTCGTCGCAGGTGGAACCCAGAAGGACTGGGAAGCGCTATACAACCTCGTTCACTTTATGGTACGGGTACCCAACTCGGCAACTGGCTACGTCCTGTACCTGAACGACTTTGACGCTGGCGGTAACGGCAAGTCCAAGTTCATCAGCCTCCTGCACCGTATGTTCGGGGACTCGTTCACTGCGTTCTCTACCCAGCAGTTACGTTTCACTATCAGTCTGATGGGAAAGCGTCTGGTGAGTATTAGCGAATACGAAGACTCGGATACAGCGAAACAGTTACAGGCCCTCATCAAGTCTATGACTGGTCGAGACAACTTCCAGTACGAAGGCAAGGGTGTGGACCCGATCGTTGCGGAAACGTATCAGAACTTCGTAATCAGTTCAAACAAGTACATCTACTTCGACGATAGCGGTATCAAGCGCAGAATCCAGAACTTCCACTGCTCGAACCTTCTGCACTTGATTATGAACAAGTTTACAAAGAATCAGGACTACCTGAATAACTTGTTCGGCAATATCTATAACGGCGAAGCACTGCTTGTACAGAACGAAATGGCCCACTCCTTGTTGAACTATATCTACGAGGACAACAGGAGTTACGTCATTCCTATCCGCCCGCAGTCCGTAATTCTAGGCTCGCTGAAAAACCCGATTCTCCGTGCGCTATTCAGTCCGAGACTGAACTTCAAGGGCTTCTGCACCGAAACGGATATTGGCACTCGCATTGAACTGGTAAGGCTTGCACCAGAGGCAAAACCTGAACAGTTAAACTATGCAAGCCAGACGATGCAGAACTGGTTTGAGGACTTGGGCCTCACTGCGAGTCGTGACAACATATCACTGCACACGTTGAAGGACTTTGACGAGTGCACGGAAATTATGAAGACACGGCTCGAAGAACTGGATGAACGTAGCAACCAATTGAAATCTAAGGACTCCGTTCGCATCGAGAAGTGCGAAGTCTGTGGGTTCAATAGCTACGAACTGTTCCAAGAATTTTTGCTTCCAGAGTGCGTGAAGTATAATATCCCTGTGACAGAAACTGATAACTTTATCAAGGTGGGATAAATGAGAATTTGTGACAAATGCAAGAAGACGTTACGTAAAGGCGATGGAAACTCCCACATAGAATTAGGATACAGTTTTACATACGACCTTTGCCACAAATGCGAAGAAAAATTTTTACTGCACGTAGATTCATTCTTTGACACAAAGAAAGCAAACGAATTATGCAAGGAGGCGAAGTAATGTGCGAGTATTGCGAGAAACCTAATAAGACGATCGTCACGCACGTAAGCGGTGTGTCTGCCTTTGTAGGTGCTGGTCGCCTGTGGCTGCGTTACTATAACGAGAAGCAAAATAAGACTTGTCTAAACGCAGAAGCTATCAAATATTGTCCAATGTGCAGACGCAAGCTAAAGGAGAAGTAATGGAACTCATTAGGTACAAAGTAAAAGGCGACACAGTGATGGGTATGCTCGTTGACTATAACTGGAACCTCGGAGTGTACTACACCATTGAGAAACTCGGAAAGATGATTCCCGAAGGTGCTCACTGGATGCAACTTAGTTACTCCCCAAAGTTCAAGAAGGAACTTCCGCTTATCTGGAGCGACACAGTTCACAAGAATCGAGGGATTCGTATTCATAACGGAAACTCTGTGAAGGCTACCAATGGATGTATCCTAATCGGCAACGCCGCCGACTTAACTAGCTTGGAGATTTACCGCAGTATTCCAGCCGTTATGCAGTTGGTTAAGGCTATGGATAAGTCAGTCACTTACAGCTTATTTGTGAGGAACGAAATATGATTTGTTGCGACAAGTGTCAAGACAAACAACAAGCCACTCACAGAATCGGTTGGAGCGATAATGCAAGCGCTCTACAGCTTACGGGCGATATGGTGCTGTGTGACAAGTGCTACACCGATTTTATGACGATGTTCGGAAACTTCAAAGGAGCGAAATTCCCAAAATGATTAGTAACAAAGCAATTCAGTTCTGCCTCGGCGTAGTATCTGGCGCAGTAATCGTGCTTGTAGTCCGTCTGATTATTCAAGTCGTCGGACTAATAGCTATGGAAGTGGCAAGATAAAAATCAGATTATCGAAGGAAACCAAACAATGAAAAAATCAATCTGTAACAAGTGCTCGTCTTGCGGTTATTGCAGGAACCGCGAGGATGGAATGATGGCCTGCGTCAATTTCAACAAGTTCCCGAAAGCAACCGATTCTTATGAGGAGTATTGCCGTGAAAAGCAAAGAGCCCACGCCCTTGAAAAATAGCCAGACCGCCACTGGTGAATACTATGACGGTAAAGTCGAGACCATCGACTATCTGGAAGATATGCTCGTCAAGTTCTTGGAGAACAATATCCCGCCCGAAAGGGCCTATGATGTTGTCTGTGCTCTCAAGTACCTGTCTCCCCGACTCGGCGCGAAAGCGGACCAGCCGTATCAACTTGACCTGATGAAGGCAGAAAACTATATCCACCGAGCCAGAACTGGCAAGTGGCTGGACAAGGAACATCTGGAACCGTTCGGAGGCAAGTGATATGTCGATTCACTATCTTGTAGTAGTCAAGCCGAACGAGTATGATTCCGACCCTAGCTATGAACTGTTCGCTACCGAGAGCGAAGCGAAGATGTATATGTCAACGCTCCCGCATTTCGTGGATGGCGAACTCCATATCCTGCGGGAAGGTGAGAATACCTAAAAAAAAAAATCATTTTACCCCTAGTCAAAACCTATCCGAATGAGTATATTTCGGGTAGGTTTTTTTTTTATGGAGACTCCAGATGATTTACGGACTGCCGTATCAAGGCTCGAAGAATGTGATAGCCGAACGAATTGTGGACGCCTTGCCTTCTGGCGTGAACTTCTGCGACTGCTGCTGTGGCGGGGGTGCGATACTCCAAGCAGCCGTGTTGTCTGGCAAGTACAAGTCGGTGACTGGGTATGACATCAACAAGGCCATCGTGGGACTCATCAAGGCTACGATGATAGACTTCGGCACCATCGACTACAACAGTTTCCCTGCCGTAAGCAAGGCAAAGTTCTACGAGGCCCGTGAACGTAACTCTACACTTGAGGACTGGCTCATCCGCTACACCTGTTCGTTCGGATTCAAGGGCTTGGAATATCTCTGGAGCGATGCCCGTACCGAGAACAAAATGCTACTCCACAACGCGGTAGCGCTCCCGACGATAGAAGAACGCAGAGGAGCTCTCCGAGAACTTATCCGTAAAATCAGTAAAGGTGAAATCAGTCAGGAAGACATCAAGAACCTCCAGCATAACGAACAGCTTACGAACCTCAACAGGTTCCACGAAGTCGAGAAGACTATGCAGTCCAGAACCACGAAGACTAAGCTCCAGGTGTTCTGCGGGAGTATGTTCGACATTCCGTTCGAGAAGTATGACGTCTTGTACTTTGACCCGCCGTATGCGGACACTCTTGGATACAACCGTCAGCCGTTCTCCCAGATTATGTTCAAGGCTCTCCTGAACGTTCTGGTCCAGAGTGGCAAGACCGTGTTCGTGAGCGAGTACAATGCTCCTGCGGACGGCTTCACTGAAATCGCTAGGTTTGACAAGACTATGAATCTCGAAGCCAACAAGTGCAAATCTGTTGTCGAAAAGGTATTCTATGGTGGAACAAAAGAAGACTACGAAAAACTACCCAACACAAGCAAGCCACACGCTGATTCTGGAAGCGACACCTCTGTACACGACAATACTGACGGAGGAACTGAACCGTCTGTACCAGTCGGAAGCGAACCTTCGGAGGGAGGTGATGTCCCTTCGGAGTGCGCTTATGAAGACGACAAGCAAGTGCGAGAAGCCATAGACAATCTGCACGATGCTGGACAGCTTTGATTTACTTGTCTAATATCGGATAGACTTCGGTGGACATCGGGCCGGTTGCACGTCTGGTGCGTTTACCCATAGACTCGAATTCCGGCGAAACTTTGTCTACACCCTTATCGTACACAATTTTGCTGGAGTAAGGGTCTTCGTGATATTTTGCCTTGGGACGGACAGAACGTGTGGTGAAGTTTTCTAAGGTTTGCACATATTCATAATATGGACTCCTTCCGGTAAAGAACCTTCCCGGACGGACACGGCGAACATCCACACCTGTAAGGTTCGGAATCGTCAGGGCTTCTTCAACAGTGTAAGGAACGTTCTTTGACACCGTGACGGGGACTAGCTTTTTGCCGGAGAGATAGAGACCGAGTCTATCGGTATTACCGACAACAGGACGTGCAAGGCGTGCGGACGAGGCGCCACCACCCAAGAAGTACGTCGGCACTTCGGCAAACGTCATCAAGTCATCTTGCTTTTCTCTAGGTGTCAGAGAGTCCCAAGTCCTCCGGTTGTTCGGATTGTCCGGTTGATACTGACGCACCTCTCCGACATCATCACGCCGGTTCATCATATCGGCAAAGTCGGCGAGCTGTTTCAGTTCGCTTGGCAACTCCAGTGCTGTCTTATCTGGTAAATTATTCAGTCCTGCCATATCAGTACTCCTAAATTTTGCAAAAACGTTCGTTAAACATATATCGTTCCTATATCTAAATTCTTATAGAAAATGGATTTTTTCTGCGCGATTCACTCACGTATTAAATAGGGGTATACAACGATATATATTTAACGAACAATTTTTCATTTTTGTTCAGTCCTCATCGAAATAAACTTGTTCAGTGCGTCTCCAAAGTACTTCAAGTCCTTGGAAACGAGTAGCAGATTCGTGTTCAGCTCGTTCACCTGACAGCGGATTTCATTGAGTATCGAATCACGTTTCTCCGCATCGTTCGTGAGCCTCTTGATTTCCCAAGTGTTCTGCTGGCACTGGTCGTGGAGAGTCTCACTATCCTTGTCACGTGCCTGTTTAGTTTCTGCGCGCTCGGACTGTATCTTGTCAATATCGGTGCGCATCTTGATATAGGCGGCGACTGCCGTCAGTACCAAGACTATCGCGCCGATGAGGGTTTTCCAGAGTTCAGGCGTCATATCAAATTCTCCTAGAAAAACGAAAATCCCAGAGTAGCCCTAACGATTGTTGCCGGATAGTCGGCTCCGCTGATAAGTGTATTATTGTAACTGAACCCTGGAGCCGCAACGACGACGAAAGGCCCTGCGCTCGCCGCCGAATAATTGGCGAATGGGTAAATAGCAGAATCCTCGAACAGAGTGTACTTCGTGTCAAGCCCGTGATCCGAGTCCTTCGGAATCACGAACTGCATTGTGGGGGTAGGTGTAATTGCTTGCTCCGGATGTATGTAATCTTCGATATTAGCGCCAAAGAACATCAGCGGAGCACTGAAGTCACTCGTGTTCGTCGCAACAAATATCGTACTGTTCACAGTAGGTGTAGAATCTCCATTGGTAGAGATTAGCAATTTCTGTGTGATTCGCATTGACGAAAAATTGCCGATGTAGTAGTCTTCACCGGAGTCGGAAGCCCGTCTACTGAATGCAATATACGCCGGAGATACGGTGCTGTACTGCGACGAATTGCCGTGATTGGGAAGTAAGTGTAATTCACTCGTAGGAGGTTCTTCCCACGGCAACCACGGCTTTACACTCCCACGGAACGCCAGTATTTCGTTAGGTAGGCTTGTGAGGGCTACGCTAGTATGCGAAGCTCCCGTGTATACATACTCGTTCAAGTTGAATAGTGTGCCGTCTTTTTGGAAATATGCAACTTCGTATGTAGTGGGGTTACTCGGGTAAGTACCCCTGGACTGCACCCAATCAAGTACGCATTGCGCTTCTGGCTCGTATACAGTCCCGTAGCCGGAGTTACCGGCAATCGCAATAGTGGGGCAATCAGCCCACATCCTGTAAGAGGAGGGACTTATACCCATTTGCCCCTTCCCGATAAACAGATGTTTCTTAACGCCTTCGTAGAAAACGCCCATATCAGACCCCTCCCTACGCTATGGATATTGTCCTTGCGTTAGACACTACCGTTCCGACGCTAATCGCGTAACCGTCCCACTTCTCCGCATTGCCCACGCTCATTTGCGAAGGGTCGCATGGCTTCACCTGCCCGTCAGAATCCACGTAGACAGGGGTGGAGGGGGAGCCTGCACCATCAGGAGAAACGGTTGCACGCCTTATGGTGGTGATGGTTACTTCGGGATAACTGCTAACGCTTTCGGCACTAGGATTGCTGAATAGCGTTACATTGCTATTAGCGTAGTTAGCGCGCCACCCGCCCGAGCCGGCTAGTACGATGTAGAGTCCACAGTAGGAGTCGTCCGACTTGTGTGCAAAAATCAGCAGTTTACCAGTGTTTGGGTCGGAGTGGACTGATAACGAGACATTTCGGAAAGTTCCGTCGGCAACAAAGTTCACTAAATAAACATAGGAACCTTCGGCATTACGAATGTGAGCGGTCAATAAACCTCTGAAACTGTTATTAGCTATAAAAGCACAGGTCTCATATACCTCAAACACTGCGATAATGTCATTATTCGTGCTGGGGGGGTTGATTTCAGCGATTTTCTTGTATCCGACACCAGATGACCCGTTGAACGGAGCGTAACCTCTCGGCAGGGTCTGTGCCAAACCCGCGCTCATTTGCGAAGGGTCGCACGGTAGTACCTGCCCGTCGGCGTCCACGTAGACTGGGATGGTGGGGGAACCGACAGCACCATAAGACGACACTATTGTTCCATCAATCGCTACTGATGTGTAGCCATCCGGAGCGCTGGACTGGAAATTGATGCCTTCGTATGTAACCGAATCGCATTTGCCTCCGACTACACCTAGGAATATAGACGCCCACGTAGTACCGTGATAAGCCCATATTTCAATCGTAGTGTCGTTTTTGCGAACATACCCCAACTCTAAATAACGAGCATCGGGGTAGCTATTTTGACGAGTTTTAATAGCCACAAATCTAGTTACAACTGTGCTGTTATTATTTTCACCTAAACTCACATACAACATACCGCCGCCTGTAGCTTCAACTGAGTATGAGGATCTCCAAGTGACATTTGCAATAAATCCAGTATAATTCGCATTAGGCTGGGTTAGCCTAATCGTCGCTAGTTTTTGATAGCCAATGGAACTAGGGCCAACAACACCACCTGCCGAAGCCACGGTGGCATTAGCGATGTTTGATGCGGCTGCCCTACCGCTCACATTCACGGGCAGCGTCTCGTCGTCTTTCACCTTGGCTGCGGTGATGGCATCGTCTGCGATTCGCTCTGTGCTGAACTGCCCGCTAGTTATCTTGCTTGCGGCAAGGTTTGGTATGTCGGATGCGGAGAGGTCAGCTCCCGCAGTAACGATGCCCTGCGAGTTGTAGGTGATCTTGCACTTGGTAGCCCCCGTAATGTTCGCCTTGTCTGCCTTCAAGCCCAGGTTAGGCTTGTTCTTGATGTAGTCGGGCTTCGTGTTGTCCGCTTCGTCCCAGTCGCTCTGCACCTGAGCCGCCGGTACATCTATGTCGATGTCCTTCTCGGTGTCCAACGGGTCATAACTTCCGATTTCCGTCCCGTTCACCTTGATGTGGGCACGTCCAATATTGAACACCTTGCCGACAAGCGGTTCGTAGATTTCCTGTTGCTGTATACCCACGTCATTTTTGCGGTTGACGACGAGGTTTTTCAAGTCGTCTGCTTCGATGCTGGCGCCCGGAGAGACAGACCCGCCCTTGAAGGACTGCGATTGAGAAGTAGCCATATAGCCCTCACTGCGATAGAAAAAAAATGACAGTTATTTATCGGGATCGAAGACGATACTGACAAACGCCTTAAAAACTGGGCACACTCCAAGAGTCGTACCCAGCAATGGGAGCAGACTTTCGGCGGTCTGCCAGCGCGATGTACCACCGCTAGGGTGAGTTATACTTCGGGGATGTAGATACCAGCGCCAGACACGCCCTGATACATACCGAAGCCCATCAGGCCATCCACACGGAACAGGCCGAGGCTGGTGTACGGGTCGGTCCAGTAGGTGCCACGCCACGGGATGATGCCCTTGTCGCGGAACTCGGTCGGGATAGTGAACGAGTCTGCGGAAGACATCTTCTCGATACCCTTGACGGCTACGAGGAAGTCGCTTTCGTGATACATCACCATCGGGGCGAGGTACGTGATGCCGTCCTTCAGCACGTTGCTGGTCGTAAAGACGAGCACGCCATCGGTTACGGGATCCTGCGTTGCGTCAGGAGTGCGGTTCCATTCCTGCTGGCTGTACCAGTCATAGTCGGGCTGGATGAAGCCGTGACGGTCAGTACCACGAGTACCTCTGGCAACGTATTCTTCGTATGCCACGGAGTGTGCGTTCTTGCGCGGACCTGCGAGGAACAGCGGCTGTGCGAGTTCCCAGTGGCCGTTCGGCGTCTGGTTCGGGTCGGGAATCCAGCCATAGCCAGGGACGTTTGCCCAGTGGTCCACCTTCCACTTGAGGTAGATGGCCTTCTGGATACCGGTCGGCTTGCCGAGAGCGTCAACGCACTGGAGCTTGTGCTTGTTACCGTCTGCGGCGGCAGTGTTGTCGGTCAGGTACAGTGGCATCGGGAAGATTTCGCCTTCTTCGGTGCCGTAACCGATACCGGTAATCGCCACGTTGACTTCGCCGTTGAGGCCCACGCTGATGGACTTGAGGGTAGCTGCGACGTCCTGTGCCTCGATGCGGAGGGTATCGACGCCCTTCGTGAAGCGGACACCCATATAGTCGCCGAGTTCGTTCTTGTACAGGTCACTGCCGTTCTTCGGGTTAGCACCGAAGTTGGCGTGGAGGGACGGGACGACTTCGTTCCAAGTCTGCGGGTGGGCGAGACCGAAGACGTTACCGCCGAGCTTGGAAGTCTGGGTATGGGCTTCGGCACGGAAACTGGTCTTGCGGATGGCTCGGTCAAGCTGGTCACCGTTCATACCGGTCGGGTCGAAGGCATACGGCTGGCAGGAGCCGACAATGCCACGGTAGGCTTTCTTGTTCACTTCGTCCTGAAGGTTGGCGACACGCTTCGCCATCACGGCGGGCTTCTCGATAGCGAGTGCAAGTTCGCCTTCGGATGCTTCTGCCGCGATACCGATGGGAGTCACGCGCACGGGCACGGAACCGCGCTTGACACCAAGAGTGCCACGCAGACCCGCGAGGTCAAGGGAGTTCTGGAACACCTTGCCGGAGTCCATAATGGTAACGGACACGGTGTCACCGCTCATATTGGAAGCACCGAGTTCCTTTTCGATAGTGCGGTTGCCCTTGGAGAGGATGTCCGCACCGACATTAAATTCGACGGCGAGGTTCGCCATCAGCTGTTGGTTTACAATCTGACCCATAGTTCAGTTCCTTAGAAAGATGATACTCCCCGCTTGTTCATTGCATCCTGCAACATCAGGGCGAAGTTGTTAGACGGGGGCATAGTGTTCGTGTCTCTACCGCTATTGGGGACAGGTACGTTGACTGGAGGAGTCTGGCTCGGTTGCTGGCTCTGTTGCTGGTTCTGGTTAGGAGTCTGCGTCTGCTGTGCCGGAGTCGTGACAGGCTTGCCGTCAGCTCCAATCTTGCCGTTCGCATAGTCCTCGCCGAACTGTTCCAGTTCCTTGTAGTACTTGTCCACAAGACGATACTTTTCGTAGGAGTTCAAGCTCTGCCAACGTTCGGCCATAGCCTTGTTCTTCGCAATCTTGTCCATCCACCCCTTGAGCAAGTGCTTGCCGTAGGGCTTGCCGATGTAACTGCAAAGTTCGGGCTCTTTCTGGTTCAGCCAGTCGGACAGGTTCCTTGAGTCCTGAATGAAGGTGGCCGCATCCTCGGGCGAGAAGATTTCGTAGGCCTCGCGTTCCCATTCAGCCTGCGCCTCATGCATCTGGGCAATCTGCAACTCCCTCATCTGGTCGTCCTTGACGTTCACCATCTGCGGGTCGTAGTGCTCGCCCTTCTCGTCGGCATAGGCTTCACGTTCGCGCTGGAGTCTCTGCATTTCCTGCTCAAATCTGCGCTTCTTCGCTTCCTTCGCCGCGATCCTCTGGGCTGCTTGCCAGTGGTTGTACTTACGGCGCTCGGCCAGCTCCTTGTCATCGGGCTTGCCGGATGGAGTCCCCTTCGTATCTGCCACACCAGAGGGGGATGTCTCTGTCTTGGGCGGTTGAGACCCTGACCCCGCATCCTCGGCACCGTTACCGGTGACCACTGGTGTGCTATTGGGCTGGGACTCCTCGGAACTACCAGCACCGGTCTCGGTTGACACGCCGGACGGAGTGCTATTCGTTTCGGAACTGACGCTATTCTGGGTATCTCGAATCTGGGTAGCCGCGTCGAGGGCTTGGCCCATTTCGGTAAATGTCGTATCAGCCATAAGACTGCTCCTAGGAAAGATGGTACAGGCATAATATAACAAAAAACTGGCCGAAGCGTACCCCACTCCAGCAAAAAAAGTTGCGAACTCACTAATATCCTATGCTGAGTGTGAACGAATCCATATCGAGTGTGAACGAAAGTCTGGACACAGGTCTTGGACCTTCGCGTATGCGAGACCCCCCGTCCCCATCACTCGACTCACGAGTACTGATTTCACAAAAAGTTCGCAACTTGTTGATAAGTTGGGGACTATTATGTTATATATGGACTCATATATAGGTTACAACTTGTTAATAAGTAGTGCACTGCTTATTCAGTGGCAGTATATGAGTAGTGGGAACGAGTATAGAACTGCTTGACCTGCATTATTATTGTGCGAAAGTTGTTAATATCTTGTATATTGTTTATAACTTTGTGAATAAGTTGTGTATTATGTTAATAGAACTCATAATTGTGGGTAATTTGTGGATATTATATTGATATAATATATACTATATATCAACATATTATTAACTGACACAATTTGTCATATTATGTTATATACATTTGTCATATTTTGACACGTTCACTTGTGCCCAAAAATTCAGATAAACTAATTGACAATTTATGACACTATAAATTTATATGTAATTTGCGCATAAATTAACTATTTACACAAATTGGGTGCAGGACGCAGGGAAAAACGTGTTAAATGAATTTTACAAAATTTATGACTTGACAAATTGTATAGTTTAATGTATTTTAGGAAATTTTGCTAAATTAGTGCACAAATGTATCGAAAATTACATTTAAGGCCGTTTTAGCGTTTGGGTCATATCTAAACTAGGATAAACACTAAACGGCCTAGAAACGTCCTTAAAATGCAAATGCGGACTATTTACCCAAATGAACACTAATTTAGCACCGAATAAATTTTGTAAACTTCTTTTTACTAAAAAATATCGGTTTGGGGCTTGACAAATGCTTGCGGTTTAGGTATATTTGGATTGTTCCTTTAGGGGAACGCCCAAGACGGCCCGAGCGGTACGTCAGAAGATTTAAAGCAACGGTCTATATTATATACGTGTTTTGTTTGGCGTTTTCGTGCGCCCTAATACGTTTTAAATGTTCATATACATTTAGGGCGTATTAGGGCGAACGCCCTATAATAAACATTCATTCATATTATAGGAGGCCATATTATGGCAAACGAAAAAACAGAACAAAAGACTACTGACTACTCCGCAATTTCAGCAACGTGGGGAGCCAAGCTTGGTGAAAACGAGGCTTGGCAGTACGCACGTAAGGAGCTCGCACGTAAACTGGACGAGGCAGAAAACGAGCCGTTTGGCAAGTTCTTTGAGTCCAAGTCTAGCAAAAACGGAGGCGACTTCAGTGCACAAATGCTCGCTAATGTTTTGCTGACTTCTGTCGGCAACATTAACACGAAATACGCAAGTGCTAAGCTTAAGGCTCTTGAATTAGGTAACTTCGACAAGCAGTCCTTTATTGAAGGCTTTATTATGGACAACCTTTGCCCTACACTTGCGGAGGAACGTGCCAAGCGTGAGGCCGAGCTCGCCAAGGAACGTGCCGAAAGGCTCGCCTTGCGTGACTCCGTCCTGCGTGCCGTTGAAAGTGTACGTGACTCGTGGGACGATGCGGGACTTGAGCCCTCTTACGAGCTTGTCAAGAAGGCTTGCGAACGTAAGCTGGCGAGGGACGAGGCCAAATTTGCGCAGGCCTTCTGCGTGCATTTGGCTGATGAAGTCCTCGGTGACGAACGCATTAACGCTTTGACCACCGAGCTCGGCATTGACTACGAAGTTGCAAGCCTTCCGCTCCGTATTGACGAAAACGGAAACCTCCCTGCGAATAATGCAAAGGGCTCCGAAGAAGTCACTGACAAGGCCGAAGACGTGACTCCTGAAGTCAACGTGGACTAGCGGTCAGTAGTTGTGGCGCACGGGAGCGCCAAACAAAACACGTATAAGGAGCTCATTATGACAGAAAAATTCAAACTGATTTTCACTTCCGAGGGTGACCTGTTTATACTGCACCCGCTCAAGGAGGACTCCACGAAAGCACTCGGGTACCTCATCCACGCAGGCGAGTTATGCTCACCCGTGCTTGGCGAGTTTACCGAGTCTGGTCTGGATGTTCAGTATCTTACTGCGAATAATGCAGAGGAGGCTCTTTGGCATCCGCATAGAGTAACTCACGTTGACGAGCTGGAGCTAATTTGCCAGCGGTCAGTGCTGAGTGCCAGCGCCAGCCTCTTCAAGAAGTTGGGCGGCTTGCGTTTTGGTGGCCGAGTCAGCTACGTTATTCTCAAGCCAGTGCTTGTAGCGGAGGAGGAGTATTGATAGACTACCCACGGATAGTGAGAATCATTATGGCCCGAGTCAAGTGCTCGTCCGATGAAGGTTGGACGGGTCTGGCTCAGGCCTTTTTGTCGTTGGATACCAGCAGGAGCGAGGGCGAGCAAGTCCAGTACTTGATTCGCTATGGAGCACTGATGGTAACGGACGAGGTTCGCAAGAAGTACGTTGATACTGACGGCACGTTGCGGTTCACTACTCTGGACGAGGAAGTAACTGCCGAGCCAGCCAGTGCCAGTGACGAGTATGCGTTCCTCAAGGCATTTCCCGAAGGACTGGTTCGCGAGTTCGCCACTAGGTTAGCGGACGGAGCCAGCACCTTCACTGCGGGGTCGGTATCGCACTGGCTTCGCAAGTTCAAACATATAAACACACGCAGTAGCGTGAAAGGAGTACTAGATGGTACGAGAATATCAGCCGAAAGGCTACGCTAACTGGACTGAACTCTATCTGGCCAAGCATAGGCAGTCCTTCAAGGAACAGTTGAAAATTGGAGCCCTCATCATTGCCTTCTTCCTCGCATACTGCGTGGTCGGTTACGTGGAGGTCGGGCTATGAAAGAACAGAACTGGACTGACGTCGAGTGCCAGTGCGAAAGTATCACTGACTCACTGGACGTTATAGATGAGGCCATCGCTGACATACGGAGTGTAAGACTCGGCAACCGCATCAATCAGTTACTCACCACAATCAGTAACGAAATTGATAACGTCCGCCTCAACTCGGACAGGGTGTACAGTACTTGCGAAGATGACTACGGCTCCACCAACACGGAGTCCTTCCGAGTCGATGACTGGGAGGAACTCACCGAGCTTCTGCCTGACCCAACGCTGATGAGCGCTGGCGATATGAACTCCCTGCTGGACGCAGTGAATAACTGGAGGGTATCTTGTGGCTTACCAAGCAAAAGATAAACAGTCCGCTACTGAGCGAATCGTGCAGGCCATCACTGACCAGCTTGACGCAGGCACAGTGCCTTGGACGAAGCCGTGGGTAGTGAACTCGACTGGCATCATATCCCACGCCAACGGGAGGACTTACTCGCTCCGTAACAGGATGCTACTTTCCTATAGCGGTGAGTACGCAACCTTCAACCAGATAAAGAAGGCTGGAGGTTCAGTACTCAAGGGCGAACACGCCACGGTAGTCTACTTCGCAAAGGAAGTGAGCAAGGAACTCGACGATGGCACGAAGGACTCGTACTATTACTTGACTGGCTACCCAGTGTTCCGCATCGGCAGTCAGACTACTGGCATTGAGCCAAAGTACAGGGACAAGTGGGAGAACGGAGGACTCCCGTCCGATACTGATACTTGTATGATGGCGGTACGTGAGTACTGCAATCGTGTAGGTGTCAAGCTACTGGGCGGTGGTGCCGAGGCCTTCTATATGAAGTCCGATGATGCCGTTCAAGTGCCAGGCATTGACTCGTTCCCCGTCCGTGAACAGTACTTCCACACCCTGTTCCACGAGCTCGTACATTCGAGTGGACATCCCGACCGTCTTAACAGACTGTGCCACGATACTTGGGGCGACAGTAAATACGCAACGGAGGAGCTGGTTGCCGACATCGGTGCTTGCCTCTGTCTGGGTAGACTCGGACTGGACACCACGAAGTGCATAAAGAACACGGCCAGCTATGTTGCGGGCTGGCGCAAACGTATCGGCAACTTCAAACCGCAGGACTTCAGCGAGTGCGTACACCAAGCCGAACGAGCCTGCGACTATATCTTCAACACTCAAAGCAAGGAGGCCGATAATGGCTGATGAAAACAAGAAACCCGACAATATGCTGGAAGCACTGGAAGGCGCAAGCGAAAGGACAGAAAACACACTTGTCAAGGCGTTCCGTGAGTGCAGGGAAACACGTCCCGAAATGAGCATCGGCTCGTCTGTCCGTATATTCCACTTCTCACTTATCCACTCGCTCCAGAAGAACGATGCGGCTGACGTGTTCAGTCCTGTGCTCGGGTTCCTTGCGAAGTGCCTGCTCCCGCACCTCACTGCCGAGGAGAAGGAAGCACTGCGTAACGACAAGTTGTCTGGCCTTCTCTAGTCTGGTACCCACACGAGGCATCGTCCACACGGGCGGTGCCTTTGCGAGTATCAAACTCGTAACGAACATCAACACTCAACTCATAGGAGTTATTATGTACAAAGTACTCATCCCGAACATCAACCCCGAACTCACCTACTACCTCTGCAACGGCTGTGGCGGAGTCGCCACCGTGAAGGGGAGCGACATCCATATCCACGGACACTTCGTAACTGATGGCGACAAGACTGACTTCAAGGTTCAGTGTACTACGGACTACGGTGAAATCTATTCCGTGCAGCAAGTCAAGAGGAGGATCGGCAAACTGCTGGTTCAGTCCGATAGGAAACCCGTTGACCTTGAGCTCTCTTGGCATAACAGGACGAGCGACGAGCACGTGTCCGCATACGTGACGGATAACTTGGAGTTCAACCGTGGAGTCTGGATTTGCAAGGACTACGAGCCGAGGTGCATCACGAATGTAACTGACGATGAAATCATACTCCCGTACAATTCCTACGAGTACCGTGCTGGTACGTTCCACTGCGACATTGACAGTGGACTGTTCGCTAATGATCAGGTGTACCGCTCTGCCGAAGACGTCAGATTCTACTGCTGGTGTCACGCAGTCACGGACAAGTCTATGGCCCAGCACGTGCGCCTCACGAACGAGCAGTTGGCAGAACTCAATACCCGCATCAAGAATCTCACGGACTACTGCAAGGAGCAGGGTATTGCTCTCGTGTACGATGATGATGATAGCTCTGTGCGTGCGTACAAGAACAAGGACTTGCCCGAAGGATATGAAGACCATATCGAAGAGTGCGACAATAATGACCCGCACTCTATGACTGTGCCGTGGTCTGGTCTGCGCAAGGTAGACCTTGACTTCGATTACGTTAATCACGACTTGCAGGTAAGACTCGACTATACCGAACCGAAGAAGGAGGAAAAGTGATGCAGGAAATAATGTTGCCGATGCAGTACTTCTACAACCCCTCACGCCCGACGGACGAGTTCCCTGCATACGTTCTCGCGACAGGTGAACACAAGGGGTACAGGTACTACGTAGTGAACCTGAAAGGGCGACATCCCTGCGCTTACATCAGAGTACCGAGTGATGAGTTCCCTGCTGGTCTGAACTACGATGTACTTGACCAATACGCTGACGTACACGGAGGGTTTACCTACTCGGAAAACAGTATCCTCTACGCTCCGTACTCCAAGGACTGGTGGTATATCGGCTGGGACTATGGGCACTGCGGAGACTACGCAGGGTACTACCAGAACGAGCCAGAGGACTCGTGTCTACACGATACGAAGCGCTGGACTACCGAGGAAATCGTAGCCGAGTGCGAGGCCTGTTGCGAGGAACTCGACCGACTCCATACTGAACGGGAGAGTAACTGGAATGTGTAGCATCGTAGCACTGGCGTGCATCATAACAGTACTTGTAATCTACTTCTACTAGTCATCGACTCGGTCTGTGTACTGACCTAGCAAGGGAGTACCAGACTTCGAGTGCAGGAACTTGTGGCAGGTCTTGCACAGTAGCATAAACCTACTCTCTTCCAAGCACTGGTAGTTAGTCTTGTACTTGTGGTGCACGTCCAGGAACTGCGTCCGCGAGTACTTCTTGCCACAGAACTCGCACGTCTGGTTCCTGCTGGCGAGGATATACTTGCGGAACACCTGCCATTGAGGTGTAGCACGGAACTCTTCGTGTTGCCTCTTTATCATTTCAAAGTAATCTTCACGTTTCATACCAGTATAGTAGTAATTTGTGTAGTGTTTTGTCTACATAATTTGCTACTATTTACTGCGAACTTAACCAAAGGAGTCTTATGATTATACCTGTACTCAAACCTGCAACCGTACCTTCCGCTGGAACTTCTCACGTTGAGCCGAGCGAACCTGCGGTGCCAGTCCAAGACGGAGCCAAGCCGAAGAAGCTCGTGCCGAACGCCACGCAGTACTTCGACAATGACCTGACCGACGAGGACAAGCAGAAGATTCTAGACTCGTTCCTCGTGTCCGCAAGGGCCGTACTCGCGGAAGACAAGGTGACCGTGAACTCGGTGGCAAAGCTGTTCAGTCTGGAACACAACCGAGTGAAGAAGGGCTGGGAATCTTCCAACGCCTCCCTCAAACGCTTCTACGAAAGCCGAAGCGACAGCACTGATCTCGCGAAGGTCAAGCGCTCCATCGCTCGACTCTCTCCCGAAGAGAGGGAATTACTCCGACTCCAGCTAGAAGGCTAGTGCTGGCAGCACTCACAAAAAATCATTCGTCAAACGTTCGCCATATATTATTTTTGCGTGGAAAATTTTTGCAAAAATTTTATCCATAAAAAGAATAGAAAATATAGGGGTACGATATATTTTGAACGAATGATTTTTTTTTATTGGGCGTGGTTTTTCCGTGCCCAAATTCCTACTATATAAAGGGTGAAAGAAAAAATGCCTAAACCAAATTCAACAAAGTACTCAACAGGAGTTAACTATGACTACAACTGCATTGAAGACGGAGTCCAAGACTTCGGGGAATGTGCCTTCCCAGGCGAGTGCGAGCATCACGAGTGTGATGACTGCCCGTACTACCGACGAGCTGGAGAAGAGTTTGGCCCTGATGGAGAGGCACGCTACTGACTTGGTGGCGAGCGACGTGGTGCGTGACGGCTACCTTGCCCACGGGCATCCCGTACAACTCGGGTTCCAGCACCTGAGCACGATGACATCATCCAGACTCAAGAAGCAGTTCCCGCTCTTCGACAAGAAGGAACCTCTGTTCCGCATCCTCTGGGCGCAGGGACGCCTCATCGTGGGCGAGGAACTTGTCAAGAAGTACGAGGCCCGCAAGCGGGGGAAGACCTATGACTACACCAAGTCCATCAACTCCCGTTTCAAGAAGATGTTTTCCGATATTGAAGTGTACCGTGAGAAACTTCGTGAACTGAAGTACGAGGAAACCCACAATGCCACTTGACAATATCAACGAAATAGACGATATATTCTGGAGACTTGAAGCCATAATCAGGACTTCTCCAGAGTATCTGCGGAAGGTCAAGCCGAAGTGGAAGCACTTGGAACAGACCGCCACGAACACTGCACGCTTGTTCAAGTTGCAGAAACGCTGGCCTGACATTCCGCAGTCGGTATTGCTGGAGCTCAACACGCAACAGTCGGTGCCGTTCGTTACCGTTATGCTCGGACTGCTGGAACGTAGGTACGTTGTCAATCAGGTATCTATGATCCAGTGGTGGCGCAGGATGGTGGCGACTGGGCAGGATGCGTTGCTCACCTACTTCTCGTGGAAGCGCTTCGAGGAGACTTTCACTGGCAGGATGGTGACAGCGCAGGACCTCATCCGTGTATGCTCCGACAACGAGGCCTTCCTCACGAACGTGGGCAAGGTGCTGGCCGACGACCAGTCCGTTGACTTCAAGATTAGGGAACTGCTCGGTGGCCTCTCTATGAAGTCGGACGTCCGCAAGGCCTTCAAGGAATGGGCTATGACTAACCATCCAGACAAGGGTGGCGACGCAGAGAAGTTCCTTGCCGTCAAGCTCGTCTATGACGAATGGCTTGAAATTCAAAAGAACAACACTCAACAACAAAAGGACTAACTATGATTATCCAAGTACCCAATATCAATGCGAACAACCTCGCAAAGCACGCACCCGTGGACTCCGTTATGACCACGGAACTCGCCATCAAATTGCTGGAAACGAACCATCTCGTAGTGGCGTGGGACGATACCAAGGAAGACGAGACTCCGCTCTACTGCTGGGGCTTCCTTTCCAAGGTGGAGTTCAGGTCTGCGGATGCACGTGGCCCGAAACCATCGTACACTATTCAGCTCTGCGGCGACAACACCCACGTTGTAGACTTGAGCTTCGACAACATCGCTCCCGTGGACGACAAGTCCTGTCCCAAGGTATTCTACAATAATGGCAAGTCCCAGTCTGTCGGCTACCTTGTTGGCCTCCGTCCGTGCGGTATTGACAATCAGGAGTGCATCATCCTCGTGCCTCCGTTTGACAAGAAGCTCGTCGTGACTGTACCGCAGGAGAAAGTGACATTCACTGACTACATCAAGCTCGGTCTGTCCCTCGCACTCCGCACCGAAGCGAAGGAGGAAACTGCCAATGCGTAACGTGTTCGAAACTGAAGTGATGGACGCACCCGAGCAGGGTACTGACAAGTGGTTGGCTTGGCGCAAGCAGGGTATCACCGCTACCGAAGCTGGTATGATTATGTTCCCAGACTCCTACGCCAGTCCTATGACCGTGTACACCGACAAGCTCGGACTCACAGTAAAGGACCAGTCCGACCCTGACGGCTTTATGGAATGGGGCCACCGAATCGAGGACTTGCTCGTGCACAAGTTTATGGAGAACCACCCGACATTTACCGACTGCACTCAAGGCCGTCTGTATCAGCGCGACTGGTGCAAGTGCTCTCTGGATGCACAGGCATACGATGGCGACACTCCCGTAATCATCGAGTGCAAGACTGGGCAGAACGAAGCGAAGTGGAATCCCATCCCCGACAAGTACTATTGCCAAGTCCAGTGGCAGATGTACGTGACTGGAATCAATGTTGCCTATTTCGCGGTACTCATCCGTGGCCACCAGTACTTCGAGAAGAAGGTCGAGTACAACCCCGCCTTCGTGGAGAAGATGCTGACCAAGTGCTTCATCGTATGGGACTGCATCCAGAACAAGAAGGCACCCGCCTCCCTCGGTATCAACTCTGCCGACAAGGATTCGATCGCGGCTATGGCTGGCAAGGCTGGTCACTCGGGTCCTGCCGTTTCAGTGGACGAAGCGACTGTCACCAAGTTCAAGGAGCTCAAGGAGAAGGTCGAGCTGGCCGACGAGGAGTTCACGAAGTTCAAGAACGAACTGGCCTACAAGATGATTAACGCCAAGCGTCTTATCGGGCCTGACGGCAAGGGCTTCGCCTCGTGGGTAGAACGCAAGGGCGCTACTACCGTGGACGAGGTAAAGCTCCAGAACAAGTACCCAGACATCTACAACGACTGTCTCAAGACTGGCGCAGGTTGTCGTTACGTGAAGTACAACGTGTAGGTATCTATGGCAGTTACTATGTGCATACTGTCCACACTAGTTGTGCTAATTCTCGCCAGTGTATGGATTGGGATTAGCTCAATTTGGGCAATCGAGAAACGGGTCAATGCCATCGGTGACCAACTCTCGGAAGTCAGTAGAAATGTGCTGAAGGTTACGGCAATCAACGACCATCTGTTGAAGGAGCTACACCTGACCGCACAATGGAACTATGACCTCCACAGGTTCATCATTGTTTCAGTGTGTAGCGAGTGTTACCGTACTCGCAATTACCCTGACCCTTGTTGTCGTCACTGTAATGGCTCCAGTTCTATTAGACTGGGATTGTCTGAAAATGAAATCAAGTCGCTGAAGATGAAACTGGATGAAATAGATAGACACGTGATAAATAAAACTGTGTAGTCTCCCTGCTACACACCTCTCGGTGCTACCACAACACACCCACCGAGAGGACTTCTCGCTAGGGCATCGCAGGCTGTGTCCTCAACCAGCCCAAGCTGGACTATTTATTTGTTTCCCTGCGGTGCTCTAGCGGGAGGTTCTCCCGATTAACAGTCAACCGCCAAAAAAAAAATGGCAAAGGAATAAACCAATGGATTACGCACAAGAAAACGCAAAGATATCTATGAGTGAGCGCATCCGTGACATACCTCGCACAAACTCGGATGTAATTTGCGAACTCGCCTCGGAAAGTCGTGAGGTGTCTTGGAGGCTCGAAAGACTCAACAAGGCAATTAAGGCGGATCCCGAAGCCGTAAGTACACGCCACAAGGAACTGTGGCGCAAGCAAGCCAAAGCGATGCAGGAATACGTTGACGTACTCGGTGAACGTATCAAGGAACTGATTGATAACAACAAACAAACCAACGCCTAAACTTAAAAGGAGTTATATTATGGCAAAGAAAGTGAATCCCGCGGCGCTCGCCAAGTCCCTCGCAAACAAAATCTCCAAGGATGCTGACGCACTCCAGAAGGGAGTGAACAAGGTCAACGCCTTCATCGCAGTCCCGACTGGACTTCTCGGTGGCTACAAGATGCTCCAGAAGCTCAAGAAGCAGGCCCGACTCCAGCAGGAACTCGTTAACGTCCTCCGTGATCGCGAAAGTTTCTTTGAAGAAATTTCGGAAAACGTAGTGCAGGGAAAGTAAAAATTTCTACTATTACAGTAGATGGATAACATCACAAAGCCTAGAATGAACTAAAGGAGTTATAAAATGGCTAACAAAGAATCCCCTCTCGCAGGTCGCAGTACCTACACAAACTTCCCCGTTGACGAATACGTCTCGGCTTGCATCATCAGCTATCAGGTGGCATCCCTGCCTCCTAGCAAGTTCAGCAAGTCCCAGCAACCTGTTCCGTCCGTCCGCTTCCTGCTCGCTGGCCGAGTCAAGAATACAGAAGGTGAATTGGTGGTCGTCCGCAAGTGGACGAGCTGGATGTCTATTTCGTACAACGAGAAGGCCAAGTTGAGCCTCGTGTTCAACGGCATTCCGAACCTCGAAGAACTTATCACTGACGATGGCGAAGGTGGCAAGCTCTGGGAAACGCCTTTCAAGATTATGCTTGAGGCCTCCCGTGATGGTAAGTACTCCAACATCACCCGTATCAAGATTGGTGATGACAAGTCAGTACTGGATATTACCTATACTGGTAAGTCCAAACTGCCTGACGGAACCGAGTCCTTCGCTCCGTACAAGAAGGTGAGTGCTTACGGTAAGCTCGTCTACCTCGAACTCGCGGTGAACAAGGAAGAAGATGGGGTCAAGCAGTACACTGGCGAAGACCTCATCGAAAATCCGAACGAAGAAGAAAATGCTTAACGCTTCCTGTTAAGTTGTTGAATGGGACCCATCATCGAGTACTCCTCGGTGGTGGGTTTTTTATTTATCCAAAGGAAAAGTCAGTATGAAACTTTCTGGACAGTACTCATTTGAAGATATGAGCCGAGCACTACAAGGTGACTTCCTGTGCCAGTCCGTTACTCGTGACGGCAAGGGCAAACTTCTACCCGAGGACAAGCAGTACATAGCTATGGAACTGTTCTTCCTGCGATTCGAGTTCTACAAGAACAAGACAGTGGCCGTCTACAAGATTGAGGAGGACAAGAACGGCACAAAAAAACTTGTACCTATGGTGACAGTCGAAGGAAAATAAAGTATATTATTGGTATGCTCGATAGCAAGAACACAGACGTACTCATTGCCATAGCCCGTGACTCGGACACACCATCAGCCACTAGGGTTTCCGCTTGTACTCTCATTTACAGGTTGTCGGCTATTCCCGCCAAGGAAGTTATTGGCATCTTGCAAGAAACCATTGACGATTACCGAACCAAGGCTGGAGTCAAGGTCAAGGCTATGGACCTGATTGACAAGATTAATACCAACACAGGACACGAACCGGAACTGCGCTCCGAGGACGAGGAACTCGTCAAAACCAAACTTATGGAGAAATATCTGGTATGTCCTCAAGTACAAACCTGAAATGCGTACTAGAGAAATTCAACTCTAAACTCGCATATAAGCAATTAGACAAGGCAGCACTCGACATCAGCCGTTCACTCGCAGCAGGGAATCTGGGCGACGCGGACGACAACTATGCCGAATGGGCGAGCGTCACCAATGACCCGCTCGTGGTCGTGAACCTTGTGAAGACCTACATCACTGTCCAAGTGAGCAAGCTGAGCTCGTCCCCGTTCCGTCCGCAGAGCGACGATCTTTTCGGACTCGGACTCAAGGGACGTCTGGACTCCGTGTTCACCGAAATCTACAACGACGTACTCAACGACGGGTACGCCTTTCTCGCAGTCGGTATGGAGAACGGAATACCGAAGGTCAAGCCCGTGGATGCCAGATACATACTGTTCAACGGGGACGACCCGACACTGCGGGACTCCACGGACGTTATCGTATTCGAGGTCATACCGCTCGGACTGGACAAGCAGGACAAGGACTTGCTCGGGCATCCGAGTGACCTCTGTGCCTACGTCCAGTACGACAGCAACTCCGAACGTGTGCGCGTGAGCCACTATCACTTCGACAAGAAGAAGGACTGCTACGTTCTGGACTTCTACGACAAGGACCCAGACAAGCCGACCACCTATGAACTCAAGGGACTGGACAGAATCCCAGTTATCCGTTTCGTTGGTGAACGTATCGAACTCACTGACAAGCGCTATCACTATCGCGGTATCTACTACCAGATGGGGAGCGTGATGAAGGCACTCGCCCTCGCAGGTACGAAGATTCAGATTCGCACGGCATCGTCACACGACTCGAACTTCATAGTGCGCTCCGACGCGATTGTAAACCACCAGAGCACTTGGAAGAACACCGGTACTCTGGAGATTGACAACGTTGACAGCAACGGAAACGAGATACCGCCAGTGCAGGAACTCCAGCACGACAACCAGTTCCTCATCCAGTCGTTCGATATGTGGAAGACTGTAATCGGTGATATGCTCGGCCCGACCACTGCATCGGGTAGCGAGGCCGTGACCCGTGAGGAAGTCATAGCACGTAACGAAGTCAAGGACGCAATATCCAATACGTACCTCTCGCGGATGGCAGACTCCATCGAGGAAGTCTACCGCTGTATCCAGATGTATAGCACTGGCGCGACAGAGAAGGTCATTATGCTCGGCGGCTACATCGAGGCGGTCAAGAGACGAAAGGAGAAGGAAGAGCTCGCCAGTCTGTACCAGCTCGCCAAGGAAGGCCAGATGAATACGCAGGGCTTCGTTATCCAGATGCTCGCCATCTCCGAACTCCCGAAGGACACGAAGGAACAGCTTGCGCAGAGCTTCGACCAAGACCCGTTCAAGTCCCCGCAGGTTATCCAGTTGCAACAGGTGGTGCAGAAACTCAACCAGACCATCCAGCAGCAGAACACGCAGATTGCACTGCTCCGACTTCAGGCAACCCAGAGACTCGAACGCCAGAAGGAATTTATCGACTCCACCGAACGCACCAAGCGTCTGGAAATCGCACTCAAGCAGTGGACCGAGGAACAGAAGCAGACGCAGGAAGCCCGTATGGCGGTGCTCAACGACTGCCTCGCCAAGGGCGACTACGCCGGTGCCATCAGGACTATCGAAGAAATCAAGACGGAAAGCAGTCCGATCATTTCGGACAACATCATCAACGAAGGCGCCAATGCCTTCGCAGACGAGAACGCGCAGTCCGTACAGTCGGCACTCGATGAAACGAACCAACCTCTACCGAACGTGACTCCAATGCCCGGTCAGCAGACGGCTGGATTCAACCAGACAGTACCGCACGAACAGAACGTGAAACAGAACTCGAACGTGACCGCTCCCGCTCCAAGACCGGCAGTGACTCCGTTCAATGACGCATAAGGAGAAAGTATGAGTGCTAGAGGACAGGGTGCCTTGAGTGGCGCTATGACTGGCTCGAAGATTGGTGGACCGTGGGGCGCACTCGTCGGCGGTGTCGCAGGACTCGCCCTCGGTGACAAGCAACAGGGTCAGCAAGACCTCGCGGAAATGCAGGATGCTATCCGCAAGGGCCAGCAGGATATGGCCGATATGAGAAACGGCCTCGAAATGGACGACGACGACAGACGACTTGTGGCCGGTAGTGTTGACTCTGGCTACGGAACTTTCGGAGGTTACTAATGTCCCTTGTAGACTTTATCAACCCGATAACCGACGCTCTCGCGATTACCGACAGCAAGGCCGGTCAGCGTGCAAGTGACGCTATGAAGTCTGGTCAGTCCGGTGCTGACGCAAGGCTGGACTCCGACCTCAATGATTCGCTCGGTGCTCTACGCAGGGCATCCGCAGGGCGTGACTTCGGACAGAATCTCGGCGACTATGAAGGTAGGATGGGAAGTGCCTTCGGTGACACGTCGAGGGCTGGTGCCATCGCGCAAGACCAGCTGAACGCCGGTGACTCGGGCAACGTAGAGAACTACCTGAACCCGATGATGGACCAGATGCTCGCCCGCACGAACCAAGCTATGCAGGGCAACGCTGGTGCTTCACTCCAGTCCAGCGCGACCAACAAGAACATCAGTAACGCGGTCGCACAGCAGGCTGGAAACTTGTGGCAGCAGGCTTTCCAGAACGCACTGGGCGACGCACAGAACAACCTCAACGTATCGCAGAACATCGGGCAGTCGGGTGCACAGACCGCTTCGCTCGCCGGTCAGCAACTCAATGCGGAGAACCAGCCGATGGAAGACCTGCTTACACTCCAGAACGACAGGGCTATGCAGCGATACGCGGCCAACACTGGAATGACGATGAGCGATATGGCACTGCAAGGCCAGAAGCGCACACTTCTGTAAGGAGAAACTATGGCTAGATTTGGACTACAAGAATACAGCACTCCCAGCTATGCCGGACTTATCCCGCAAGAGGACAAGGAAGAACGGCCTATCCAGAAAATCGAGAAGTTCTCCACTTTCCTGAACGAGCTCCCGTGGTTCGACAAGGACAAGGAAGACACGAAGACTGGTGGCGACGAAACACTGCTGGAAGGCTCTACAGCTGGGGTGACTCCAGACGAAATGAGTACCGACATCAATGACCAGCTCGTGAAGGGCGAGGACCCACAGCCTAAAATCCGTGAACGTGTGGAGGGCCCCGCACCTATCGGCCAGTCCATAGAACTCCAGCTTATGCGCAATGCTGACCCAGACACTGACGAGTTTGCAAGGGCTCTCGACAACGCCGAACTCAAGCGCGGAATCCCGACGGACCTCAAGTCATTGCCAGAGACAGACCTGTTTGACAAGGCAGAACTCGGTCGAAAGCTCACGTCCAGACCCGACAAGACTGACCGCAAAGCGGTTATGCAGTGGCAGACGTTCCTCAAGCAGCAGGGATATGACCTTGGTACTAGTGGACCGAACAAGGACGGCATTGACGGCGACTGGGGTGGCAAGACCGAGAAGGCTTTTACCGACTGGTACAAGAAATGGGAAGGTTAGTCTATGGCAGATGTAGTACCCTATACTCTTGATGTGGGCAACTGGAACGACTATCCAGTTCAGGACGCATTACCTAGACCGAAGTCTGGCGAAGTCCCGTTCGTGTTCAAGGACTGGGAGAACTACCCAGTTCGTGATGCACTGCCTAGACCGAAGTCTGGTGACGTTCCATATAACTTTGAAGCTGACATCCCTCCCGTCTATCACGGTACTCCAGAGGCACCGAAGGTTGACG